GACCTGAGTTTTGAGCCAAAGCCTCTGCACTCATATCTACAATAGAAATTGCTTTTTTCGGAGAAAGAGTTGCTGCATCTAAATCACCTGCTGCTGTAACTGTACCACCTGTTTCTGCTGCCCAAGATGTTGCAACATTTTGAACAATAGGAAATTTTCTATCAGCACTTAAACCTGTGTACATATTAGCACCTGCTTTTACCATTACAGAAGCGTTTTGTAATTGGTCTATAAAACTAACTGCCTCTACACTTTTTGAGTTAGCTGCTGTTGCAGTACGAGCCTCTAATACTGAATAAGGAACAGCAATACCTTTATAAAGTGTTCCAGGGTCTTTCATTCGAGCCTCTTGGTCCATTTCCTTAACTAATCCTGTCATATTTCCTGAAAATGATGCACGAGCAGCATCTACAAAAGAATAATCTCTTACTTCTTTAGAATCAGAAACATTTTGAGTTTCAAAAGAAACAGGATTTGAAGCAATCTCAGCGTTCAATTTTTCTTGTCTTTCAACAGCTTGGATGTTTTTAGCCAATTTGTCAATGTTTTCCATCATACCATCGTATGATACTTGCTCGTCATTTGTGAAATCACGAGTTTCATCTTTTGCCAAGTTAAGCATAGAATCAGCTTTGCCGATTAATTCTGCTCTTTCTTGACGAAGTTCAATCGAATTTTTCATATTCGTCTTTTTAATTTTAATTCGTTATTTAATAAATTTAACTTAGAACCTACTTCTTCACAGGAAGAAACATCTTCCACTATATTCTGTTGCTCCTCGGTAGGTTCTGACACAACTTCTTCGCTAGTGTCTAAGGATTCCTCAAACTCTTGCTTAGAACGAAGTGCAACATCTGTGTTGGCATAAGCACCTACACCAACTATTGAAACATCTACCAAACGACCAATTTTATTAATAGTTCGTCTAGTAGTATCGCCATCTTGTGACCAATCATCATCTTCTACTGTAAAAGCAAAAGAAGATTCATAAAGTAAACCTCTACGCATTAATTCAGCCACATCTTTACCTGTTGTTGTATTAGGTAAAGTAGCATCATAAACTAATCCTCGTTCATCTACAGAAAGTTTAAGTGTACCTCCTATATTTCTATCCAGGATTAAATTAGGGTCGTGATTAAAAGTTAAAATTACATTATCTTCTAATCGACCATCAAAGGCTCTATTTGAAATAGTTTCTCTAAAACCTAAATCTCTACTATCTGTATCAAACAAAGCAGCGTAACCTCGAACTCTTGTTTCATCAGAACTTTCATCCAAACGAATTTCGTAGTTACCATTAAATATTCTTATTTCCTTATTTTCCATAGTCTTATATATCTTTTCTTGATGTCGCTTGACCTAAATCATCTAGTGGCATCATATTACTTTGCATATAAACGCTTTCACTAGCACCACCCATAGAGTTCATATCTTCAAATTGTCTTACTTCATCAGGACTTAAAACTCCTATATTTACTAAAGTTCTGTAATAATCTGCTCTTGTTTTAGAATCACCTCTAAGTAAAGCAGTTAAATTAAATTTAAAATATTGTACACCTCTTTGTTTAACAGGTACTAATTTTTGGTTTAAAGCAGTTTCAATTCTTTTAATCCAAGGAGTAATTGTGTGAACCACAAAGTCAATTTGTTGTGCTTCTATATTAGAATATGTAGCCCTTGTTAAATCGTTTATAAGGTGATTAGGTACTCTAAATATTCTTGCTATATCACTAACTTGGTATTGTCTAGTTTCAAGAAATTGTGCTTGATTGTTTGGTATCATTCGAGGAACAAAATCCATTCCTTCTTCTAATATTGCAGTTTTTCCTGCATTGATACTACCTGAGTAAGTTTGATTCCAACCTGCTCTCAATCGTTTAGCTGTTTCAGGTTTAAGAGTTCCTGGATGTTTAAGAATACCTCCTATAGATGCACCATTCTTAAAGAAAGAACCTGCAAATTGTTCTATAGATAAAGATACTCCTAAAGACTCTGCTGCACTTTGTATAGGTGATTTACCTACAATACCATCAGTAGATAAACCTTTAATATGTAGCATATTATCAGAATTTACTCTACCTGTTATTGGATAAGGTATTATTTCGTTTTGACTTATTTCATAATAAACTTCTCTACCATCAGGTGATACATAGACATCTACATCATTACATTGGATAGGGATTATTTGCGTAGGTAGACCTCCATTGTTTCTTTCTATATAAGCGTAGAAATTTCCATCTAGGCATAAATCGACTAGACATCTCTCAAAGAAACTAAATGAATTGTATAGAGTGGATGGTTGCTCTCCTACTATTGTATGAAGTGGATTATTAAAAAGTATTGACCTTTTATTATTTATGTCTTTTTCGTATAACGAGATAGGTAGAGAAGCTATTGTTTCGGAGATTACTCTTACGCAACTCCAAACTGCTGAAATTCTTAAAGCAGAATCTTTTGATATTGTTTGACCACTTGATGAACCCTGAAATGAGTTAGTGTACAAGCCTGTGCTATAAAACCTTTCTTCTTGAGTAGGTTGTTTTTGTTTTGGTGTTCTTCTAAAAAAATCTAATATTGTAGCCAAATCCCTTAGTTTAAGTATACTTCATCCATATACATATATATAAATAGTGTTTTTGTGAACTAAGATTTATTATTTTTTCTTAATATTTTATTTATTTTTTGAAGGTCTTTATAAATCTGTCGCCTTGATACACCTACAATTTGTGCTATCTCATAAACTTTTAAGCAATAAACAAATCGTAAATTTACTATTGCTCTTTGCTTTTTAGTTAAAATATGTTTTACATCAAGCCAAATTTTATCTGCTAATGGATTGTAATCTTCCTCTGTTAAATCCACCTTCGGAGGTCTTATGCGATATTTTTTATGAAATGGTGATGTAGATGATAATACTTGATTACTAATAATACGAGCCACATAAAAATTAAAGTGTCCTTGTTCGTGTATTGTTAGTATAGATTCTTTAGATTCTTTTAATAAAATTAAACAAATCTCTTGGACTAAATCATCTAAAAAATGTAGGTCAGTATTAGACCTTAAAATATTAAAAGCAATTTGCTTAATATTGTTATACTCACTACCAATGAGTTCTTCTTTAGATGAAAAATATTTCTTTGTCATCGTAAGTTGAACCACCTTTATTTTTATTTTCCATAGCCTCTGATAAAGCATTTAAACAAGCAACTATACCATCAATCTTGTCTTGGCTTTTAGCCTTATTAGGTTTTACATTTCCAGCAGGATCGTAAGTAAGAACAACATTACTCATCATCCATCTTAACACAGGGTCACCACTATGTCTAATTTTATTACTAAGTATTAATGTTTCAAATTCTTTGGTAGCAGGTGACATAGTCCTAAAACCTTGACCTACAGGAATCATAGGACAACCTTCCTCTACAAGGTCAATTACAATTTGACTAGCGTTCCATCTATCGTAAGCTATCATACGAATATCGTACAACTCACTTAAATCTCTAATTTTTTGCTTTATGTAATTATAATCACAAACATCTCCTGGAGTATAAGTAATGTACCCCTCTCTTTGCCACTTATCATAATTTACTTTATCTCTTTCAGACCTTCTCTTAGCGTTTTCTTCAGGAATAAAATTATGATTAATAATGTCGTAACCACCTTCATCATCAGGAAACAATAAGGCTAAACAAGTAACATCACGAGTAGATGCTAAATCTAATCCTGCATAACAAGGCTTACCTCTTAAATAATTTTTATCTACTTCTGTATCACAAGCCATCCATTGTGAATCTGTAACCCAATTAACATCGCTAGTAACCCATTGATTTAAATGTAATCTTAAAAAAGTTGGAAGATATGAAGGCTCATTTTTTGCTTTAGTAGATTGTTGCTTCATATACTCTTTTGTAATAATAGTACCATAACCTGGATTTGCTTTTTTCCAAGTTTCTTCAGAATGTGGGTCATCTTCTTTATCTGCTTCAAATACAATAGCTAAAAAAGAATCATCCTTAATTGTACCATCTATAAGTTTTTTAGAGTAATCATAAAGTTCTCTTGATATGTGGTCTTTGTGATTACCTGTTTC